TTCCCTCGGTGTGGCAAAGCCTGACCGGAACTCTGGCTTATGGTGAGTTGACACCTGGAAAACCAACTGCCGCGAGGTGAAGACCGAACCAGCAAAATGTCCTGCGCTGTCGTGCCACTGACAACAGGCAACCGGAAGCCCGAAAGGGAGCCGCTGGCAAGGTGATAGCATCCCACAGAAGTGGGCGGGGGACCGATTCAGCGCGAGGCTGGACGGAAGACTAAGTACCAGGTCTACGGACCTTTGACATATGTCAGGCGGATCCATTGAGTAGCTATCGACTCATGGCCTTCCGGGGGAAAAGGGTGAATTGTGCCTAAAACAAATGGAGGGAGTATTGGAAAATTTAAAAGAAAAAAATTGCCAGTGCGGCGGTATAATGGACCAGGTGATCAGAGTTACCAGGGACGGTGAGCCGGTGACTCCTACGCGAGCCGGATGGTACTGCCCAAGCTGCAAAAATTTTGACAAAGCAGTAGGCAGAGAAATAATTTATAAAAAAACATGAAAAAAGCTTGTTTTCTTCTGCCAGATTGGTAATATGCACACATCGGCAAGACACAGGGTCTGCCAAACGGGAGAAGCAAAATGACAACATTTTTCGTAATAGGCCAGAAGCGCGTTAACAGCAACACAGCTGAGCATGGTTTTGGTGATTATCCAGAAACAAAACAGTACATCAGATTGCGCGTAGAAGCTGACACAAAAAGAAAAGCTATGAATGTGGCTAAGAAAATCGACTCAACCTTACATTTTGGTGGAATGTTTGGGCTTGAAGTTCTGGAGACAGCAGAGGTAATAAATCGCCCTTGGATTGATCGCAACGGCTGCACACTGTAGTTGATCAAGACAATAAACCGGGGTGCATAGCCCCTTTCGGGAGAAATAAGATGAACATAGACTTTGACGCAAAAAACTACAAGACCAAAGCTGGCGCAGCAAAGGCTTTACACAAAGCGTTACAAAAACTGGCGGTTGAAATGGGTGGATCGGAGGATGAGGTTTTTATTCGCACCCCCAAAGAAAACCAAGAGTTTGGTTACAGTGCAGTGTGGCACGTTAGCTGGGAAGAAGGTCCATTTGAGTGGGCAATCCCTGCAAGTTTTGAGATAGCCAACGCAGACGCTGGTTGGTACACAGAGCCTTACCACTCTTTCAATTTGGAGTTCGCATCATGAATGAATATGCAGAACTAGAGCGAGATTGGCAGGAAACATACGGCAGCAGTGAGCAGCAGATCCAAGACTATTGGGAACACCAAGAGCGAGAGGCAGACCTGGAGTATAGAGATGAAGATTGATATTACTATTGAAGAGCAGCGCATTATTTGCAACGCACTTTACCACGCAGAAAAAGAGGCCCTGGACAGTGCCATGCGAAACGCGCAGATCGGCAACGATGAAGGATGCTCAAGGGAGACCCTTAAGGCTGACACTCTGGGTAAACTGTCAACAAAAATTTACAGGCAGAGGGACCTGGTTTGAGCCTGCTGCTTAGACCCCATCAGGAGCAAGCCATCACTCAGTTACGGTCGGAGATTAAAAGAGGAAGTTTAAATCCCGTCCTGGCTGCACCATGCTCAATGGGCAAGACGTTCATTGCGTGTGAAATCATGAGGAGGGCTGCAGCTAACAACAAGCGAAGTGTTTTCTTTGTAGATCGCAATAAGCTGATTTCTCAAACCACTGATACTCTTGACGCGATGGGCCTCGACTACTCAGTGCGCCAGGGCGATCAGTTTTGGCTGTATGATCCCGACAAGCTTATCCAGGTTGTATCAATTCAGACCGCAGCTAGAAGAAACCAAATGGATTATGACTTGGCGATTATTGATGAATGCCATACGATCCATAAATCTATGGCAGAGCAAATGAAGCGACTGAATGCTGTGCCGCATATAGGTCTCAGTGCGACCCCTTTTACAAAATCATTAGGCAACGTGTTTTCTAGCCTGGTAACGCCGGCAACACCCAGGGATCTTATTGCTGGTGGCTACTTGGCACCTACAGATTACTATGGGGGAAGAACGCCAGATGTTTCACAGGTAAAACTAAAACGACTTTCCAGTGGTGGGGTTGAGTATGATGAGAAGTCATTAGAAAAAACCCTTATGAATGATAAATTGCTGGCAGGTGATATTATAGAGAACTACCGGCGGGCCAGCGGATCTCAGCGTAAACGTGCGCTGTTGTTCGCCCCCTCGGTAGCCCACTCAAAACAGATGTGCCTGGAGTTCAATGAGTCAGGGATTCCAGCTGTCCATATTGATGGAACTATGGACTCTGAGTTGAGAAAGGCAATTTATGACGATTTCAAGGATGGGTTATACCAGGTTATGTGCAATTCAAAGCTATGCACTTACGGCTTTGATGATCCTGGCATCGAAATAATTATTGATGTCACCCCAAGTAAAAGCTTGATTAGAAATATACAGGTGGCTGGTAGGGTATGGAGGACCGCACCAGGTAAAGAGCGCGGCATCTACTTGGACCACGCCGGGAACATTAGCAGGATGGGTGCTTTCCCAGAAGACCTGATACCATCCAGGTTGGACACCGGTGAAAGGAATTATCAAGAGAAGCGCCTGGTAAAGGAGCGCAAAGAGATTGAGCCAGCAACCTGCCCGCAATGCACCAGGTTGTTTAAGGTTAAGTGCGCGTGTGGGTACGAAAGACCCAAGCTCAAGCAGATACTCACTGACACCCAAACCCTAAAGAAAATAGAGCAGTCAAAGGCACAAGAGAAGTTCCTGGCAGGATTACAACTGTATGCTCATGAGAAAGGCTACAAGAGAGGTTTTATATACCACACCTTTAAAGAAAAGTTTAAGGTAGAGCCGCCTGAAAACTGGCCAAGACCAGCAACAAAGCTAGACCAGGAAGTAAAAAATTATATTACATACTTAAGAATAAAGAGGGCTAAGAGTGGAACAGATACTGCAGCGGCTTGACAAGGTACGGAAACAGGGTGACGGGTATGTAGCATGCTGCCCGGTACATGACGACAAGAACCCCAGCATGACGATTAAAGATGTCGGAGATAAGATACTGGCCTACTGCTTTTCATGCCAGGCTAAGGGTCCAGAGATCATGCAGGCCCTGGGTCTTCCAATTTCAGTCATTTTCAAGGACAATTCGAATGACTTCGACAAGTTACAGTACAAATTGGACAAGACTAGGGTTGAAGATAAGCTGTTTATCTCAATCTACGAAAAAGCAAAAAGAGAAGGGCAAAGAATTAAGGCTACAGATGTTCATAGATACAGGTTGGCCAGGAGCCGCGAAGGAGTTCGAGAAGGAGAAGCTACGGCAGGAGATAGCTAAAGATGTACAGGCTTATCTTGAGGCCGGCGGGACCATAAAGATATATGATGATGGCACCCAGGTAGCTGAAACCTCACCAAGAGCATTTGATAAAAGGTTTTTACATAAGGGGAGAGAAGATGGTTAAGTTAGTTAGAAGAATTATCTGCGTATTTAAGGGTCACAAAAATATACACATCATGCCATACAGTTGCGAAGACAACGAAGAGGTAATGTGTTTGAAGTGTGGTAGGACCAAGAAGGCGGTGATTCTATGAGCAAAGGATCGAACCAAAGACCGAGGTCAATATCTCATGGCGAGTTCAAACGAAACTGGGAAAGAATATTCGGACCCTGTACCTTTGACGAGGATGGAAATAGAGAGCCTGATGGACAGAAGCGGTTACCCGACACACCAGGAAAAGTTCATGGAAGTGGTGTACAGAGTAGCCAGGATAATAGAAAGAGCGCACGGGATAACGATGGATGAGCGTAGGAAGACCAAGTAAATTAACTGATGAAGTGGTGGCTGCTGCAGCGGAATATGCTGGGGGCGGCTACATTGGTCACAACGAAGTCATACCCACAATTGAGGGGCTGGCTGCATGTCTCAGTGTTGCCAGGTCTTCTATCTACAAGTGGCGGGATGAATCAACTGAATTTTCGGACATCTTAGAGGGAATTTTGGCAACCCAGGCTAAAACCCTTGTCAACTCAGGCCTTATGGGCGATTTCAATTCAACAATAACTAAATTGATGCTAACTAAGCATGGATACAGCGATAAGATCGAGCAAGACGTCACCTCCAGTGACAACTCACTTAGACCAACCCACATCATCCTTGAAGGAGTCACGCCAGAGTCGTCTACAGATACCGACTAAGCTGATTCCGATATTCCAGGGAGACGCCAGGTATAGGTGTGCTTACGGTGGTAGGGGTTCAGGTAAGACTAGAACCTTTGCCATGATGACAGCGGTCAGGGGCTACCAGTGGGGCATGGAAGGGCGAGAAGGTATAATTCTCTGCGCCCGCGAACATCTCAACTCCCTTGATGAATCGTCCCTGGAAGAGGTCAAGGCCGCCATCTCAAGCGTGCCGTTTCTGGCCGACTATTACGAGGTTGGGGAAAAATACATCAGGTCCAAGGATGGTAAGATTAGCTACGGGTTTTCTGGCCTGCGCCGCAACCTCGACTCCCTCAAGAGTAAAGCGAGGCTGTTACTGTGTTATGTAGATGAAGCTGAGAGCGTCTCTGAGTCAGCCTGGCAGAAGCTAATACCATCGGTGCGTGAGCATGGATCTGAGATTTGGGTGACATGGAACCCGGAATCAAAAGAGTCGGCTACCCACAAACGATTCAGGCTAAACACTCCAGACAGCTGTAAAATTGTCTCATGCAATTGGAAAGACAACCCCTGGTTCCCTGCGCCTTTGGAATTGGAGCGCCTGGAAGACCAGAAGAAGCGCCCAGAGATATATACGCATGTATGGGAGGGAGACTTCCTAATACACACAGAAGGCGCCTACTATGCCCATGAAATGCTGCAGGCCAAGGATAGGATTACCGTTGTACCGTATGACCGGCAGGCGTCAGTAATCACGGCCTGGGACCTGGGTATGGCAGATACCACAGCGATATGGTTTGCCCAGTATGTAGGCCAAGAGATACGCATCATAGACTTCTATGAGAACTCAGGACTAGCCCTGGACCACTACGTCAAGATTTTGCAGAGCAAGGGATACAACTACGAGCAGCACATCCTGCCGCATGACGTCAGGGTTAAGGAGCTAGGAACCGGCAAGTCTAGGATGGAGGTGTTACAGTCACTAGGCTTGAACGGCGTTGAGGTAGCGCCTATGCTCCCGGTAGAGGATGGGATCCAGGCGGTAAGAACAATGCTAGATAGGTGTTGGTTTGATGTAGACCGCTGCGAGAGAGGGATAGACGCCCTACGCCAGTACCGCAGAGATTGGGATGAGAACGGTAAAGCATGGAGGGGTAGGCCTCATCACGATTGGTCATCTCATGCTGCAGACGCATTCAGATATCTTGCAGTAGGATACAAGCCCAGGCATGTATGGGGCGGCCCAATTCGCAGGAACATTCAAGGCATAGCTTAAGAAATATGTGCTAAACTTCAGCGCATGGCTATTATAAACAGACCACTCCAGCGCAAAAATGAAAGGCGTGCCAGAATAGGTATGTCACCCTACCAGGCGCCAGATCCGCAAAGCCAGGACATGACAAAGGCCCTGCTTGATTGGGTTGCCTTGTCTCAGGTCCCAGGTGTAGCAGATGCTGCAGGCCTGTTATCAGACGCCAGAATGTATCAGACCCAACCCGAATCCAGGGGGCTGCTTAATTACGGCCTTACCGCCCTGGGTGTTCTCCCGCTTATTCCAGCACCATCAATGATACGCAAAGCCGTACCGGGCGCAGAAAAAAGAATAACAGACCGGGGTCTTTCAGAGGTGCAGGTAAACAAGATGGATGGCGGCGAAGCAGATTATGGCGTCATGTCTAGCAATAACCTGAACAGAGGGTTTCTGTCTACTAGGCGAGACACTGACCTTGCTGGTAATCCGTACTTGATTTCAATGGATAGCAGGGTTGATCCAGGCTTCCAGCGGCAGGGTCTCGGACAGGATATGTATGACGCAGTAGAGCAGATGGAAGGAATACCGTTTGCGCCAGATGCGCTATTAACCGAAGCTGGAGCAAGCTTCTGGGCAAAAAGGAACCCAGAACTGTTGCGCGGATTACTTGATACCAATAAGTATTTTGCAGAAGGAACTCAAAGCATTGTGCGAGACGCCCTGCAGAAGGTGCCAACAAGTAGTGGGATGCCAGACTGGTACATGTCCTTGTCGCCATCGCTAAAAGTAAACCCTAAGAGCAAAAAGCCCTACGATCATCTGCCCTACGACCCATCAACATTTAACACAATACCAGAGGTGTCACAGAAGACCCAGGTAGCGACAACTACAGGCACTTACAAAAAGGCACAGGAATTGTTGCCTTCAGGTAAGACGCTGGACTATGGTTCAGGAAGAGGGATAGGCGCAAAAGAGGTTGGCAGCGACACGTTCGAGCCGTTCCCGCGAGAAGGGTTTAATCCAACATTTGCAAACACGGCAGATATACCGGCCAACTCATACGACAACGTGACATCTTTCAATGTGCTGAATGTGGTGCCAGAAGATGTGCGCACCGGCATAGTCCAGGAAATTGGCAGGGTCCTCAAGCCTGGCGGAACCGCTGTTATCTCAACAAGGGGTAAAGACGTTATGTCCGCCCATGGGATGCTTGGACCTGAAAGCCTTTCAATAAAAACA